AGGTACAGTCGCCTTTACATTCCTGAAAGGAATACCTAATGAAAATTGTAATTAATGACATGACCAATCAAGAGCTTGATTACATGGGCGAAATGATTACAGAAAAACTAAATGATCTAGGTCATGAAGTAGAAGGTTTTTCGTATACACTAGAAGTATTTTTTGAAACAGAAATAGAGACTACCAAGGATACTTGAAATGCAAATCATCTTAAGCCTATACGACTACACTGGTGAGGCAGTACGCCCTTGGGCAGAGCAGGGCTATATGTGTTACTGTTATGATATACAGCACTCATCTGACCCTCATCCAAATGAAGATCAAGTTGAACGTGTAGGCAAGGGTCTTATAACCTACCTACATGCAGACTTGCACAACCCCTCCTACTACGAGGAGATCTACTGTATTATGAAAGATCAAGACGTACACATGGTGTTGGGCTTCCCTGTCTGTACTGACATGGCTGTGAGCGGTGCGGCATGGTTCAAGGCCAAGGCAGAGGCTAACCCTAACTTTCAAGATGAGGCTGTCTCACACTCTATTGCTGTTGCAGCCTTAGCAGATCGTTTAGATGTACCTTACATGGTGGAAAACCCTGTGTCTGTGCTGGCTACCAAGTGGCGCAAGCCTGACCATACGTTTCACCCTTACGAGTACGGTGGCTACATACCATACGGTGAGGAGCAGCACCCTACTTGGCCTGACTTCATTGCACCCCGTGATGCCTACCCTAAGAAGACATGCTTGTGGACAGGCAATGGGTTCAAGATGCCTAGCAAGGTAGCTGTTGAGCCTGAGAGTGGACACAGCAGACAGCACTTGAAGCTAGGTGGTAAGTCTGCTAAGACTAAGAACATACGATCAGCTACACCCCGTGGCTTTGCCAGAGCAGTGATGCTGGCTAACTCTACTGACGGACCATCCGTCACTAACAACTAAGATAGGATACAAGACATGGCTACTAGAATAGAATTAAACAAGAAGTATATGATCCAGACTTACACTTTCCATGATGCAGTGATAACTGTGTATGAGGATTGCTACACTCGTACTGAGATTGACCCGCCTACCAAGCTTAACAAGTGGGGTAGTATACCTTGTCCTACAGTACACGCTGATGGCAGTGAGCATTACTACAAGTATGATCACCATCAAGAAGTCATTGCAGTTGTGCCTTTGCATTTTGACTATGATTTGGATTGGAGCGAGGCGCAGAAGCTAGAGAGAGTTCTTGAGACTGTAGATGCTCTGAAGAAAGCCTATGAGCATTGGCCTGACGCAGAGGTGGGTGTCACATACACCATGAACACATCTTGTGTGAACCATGAGCAGTAGGGGAGAGCCTAACCTTCAGCACCTCACTCCTATCTCAGAGGAGCGGCAGCGTCTTATGGATGCTGTTGAAGAGGCGCAGTGGGAGGGTTTGTTTGAGCATAGTGACTCACTAGGGCTTGAGCTTAACCATATCAATGAATGTATATCTAAGGGATCGCTGTATGAACCACTTTTTTAATCAGTTAGTATACTGGTTATGTTTTGTAATGATGGCTGTAATATTTGTATCTGCGGCTATAGGCGTTTTTTAAATACAGGAGACTACCGACATGGCAACTAAAGCTGTTGAAATGAAGAACACAGATACCCTACGCAAGGCTTGTGATTTATATATGCGTACTCCTTCTTTCGCAGCTATAGGTGGCAAGACACAATACGACTATGAAAGAAAGCTAAAGGCTGTTTGCCTTACTACAGTACAGTCAGGTCGTATGCTAGGTGGCATCAAGCTAAAAGACATACGTTTTAAGCATGTTACTTTTGCATATGACTTCTGGCTGTTAAATCATGGGGTGCGTAGTGCTAACTATATGTCTACTTGCCTTAGTATTGTGATCAATACAGCAATTAGGCACGAGGCTGTGGTGAGTAACCCTGTGTCACTTATCAAGCGTAAGAAAGCGAAGCCTCGTAAAGTCAAGTGGACTACACCTCAAGTCAGACTATTTCTTGACACTGCTTACAGTCAGTGGCGGTGGCGTAGCATCGGCTTGATTGTACACATGGCGTTTCACTGGGCGCAGCGTGTAGGTGACATGCGTATGCTTCCTTGGACTAGCCTAGACCTAGAGAGCAACCAGTTGGAGCTAGAGCAAAGCAAGCGTGGTGAGAGTGTATTCTTACCTATACAGGGGGGCTTGATAGACATGCTCAAGCAGCAGAAAGAAGACTTTGGGTTCCAACCCTACGTGACCCCTAGAGTGGAGCCTAGAGCAGGCGCATACACGCCCTATGAGGATCATGAGATATGTGGCTTAGTCAATGAGGTTAAGGCACAGGCTGGTTTGCCTACTAACTTGACAGCTATGGACTTACGGCGTACAGCTATCACACAGATGGTTGAGCGTGGTGTTGATGTGGTGGGTATCATGCAGGTTAGTGGTCACGCTAGTCCTCAGAGTGTCACACCTTACTTGGTCAACACACTGGCAGGTGCTACTAAGGCACTATCTAACAGAAAGGATGACTTGATATGATACAGAAATATGTAGATGATCTTGATCTGACAGAGGGTGACACTGTAAGGGGTGACTGCCCTGACTGTGGTGGTAAGAATACTTTTACTGCACACAAGTCAGGTGGTGCGGTAGTGTATAACTGTTACAAGCTAGGCTGTAAGATACAGGGCATCCATACTGTAGGTATGACTGCTGCTGACATAGAGGCTAGGATGAAAGATATACCCAAGCCTAAGCCTAAGATTGAGGCTATGAATATACCGGAGCATGTAGTAAAGAGTGGTGCTGGTCTGGATGAGTTCAGAGACAAGTGGGACTTGTGGGATCAGGGTTTGATGTTTGACCTCAAAGATAACCGTGCTGTGTTTCCTATCTTTCACAAGGGCGTAATGATTGATGCTGTAGGTAGAGCCTTAAAGGGTGGCAACCCTAAGTGGCTACGTTACACTGGCAAGGCTGACTACTTTGTTGCAGGTACAGGTGACATTGTTGTTGTAGTTGAGGATGTTATCAGTGCCATCACTGTAGCCAAGCTAGGCTTCACTGGTATGGCTATTCTTGGTACGTCTTTAAGTGCTGCACATATGTCACACTTAGGAGATTATTCTCAGGTCATCGTAGCGTTAGACCCTGACGCTGCACACAAGACCTTGAAGTACAGACAAGAGATAGAGGCGTGGACAGCGGTAGCCACTACAGCATTGAGGCTTGACGATGACATAAAGTATCGTGTAGAGTCTGACATTCAGAAGCTCAAGGAGTTCTTATAATGATACAACGTGATGAGTGGGAACAAGCCATGACTAAACTTAAACGAGTGCAGAAAGAGAATGAAGAGTTGCGTTATCAAGTAGAAATGATTGAACGTGAGTCAGACTACTGGGAACATCAAGCTAAAACCCTTGAGATGCGTAGGGCTAAACTTGAGGCGCAGCTTGCACTATGGAAAGGAACAGCACCATGATACAGAAACTTTTAGATTGGATAGAAAACAAACTTAACAAGGGTGACACACCTGAATACTTGAAGGGCAACCCTAGGCTAGAGGAACTGTTCAAGCAGGAGCGTGAGAGAGCCATGCAAGATCACAAAGATGAGGGCATGTGGAATGGCTAGTAAAGTATATGTTGTTATGAATGATTTAGGTATCAACGCTGTGTTCGGTAAGAAAAGTAAAGCAGATGAACGTGCATTGTTTATACAGAGTAAGTATGCAATGAAGCATTGGGTAGAGACATGGGAGATAACTAAAGATGATTGATGTAACATATGTAGACCACATGGGTACTGACTTGAGTGTTGTTAATGCAGCAAGGGTTAGCTTTGGCAAGAAGAGTGAGGCACTAGGTACGTCAGGCGTAGAGGGTCAACCTATGACACCTATCCTCAATGACCCTGACAAGAAGCTAATCAATTACCTAGCCAAGCATAAGCATATGTCACCATTCGGTCATGCTTTCGTCACCTTCCACGTTAAGGCTCCTATCTTTGTGGCTAGACAACTAGTCAAGCATAAGTTCCTACGTTGGAATGAGATCAGTCGTAGGTATGTAGATGCTGTGCCTGAGTTCTATGAGCCTGATGAATGGCGTGGTAGGGCTGACGATAAGAAGCAAGGCAGTGCAGGTGTTGTAGATATACAAAAGTCTTTCTTTATTGTTGATCCTATAACTGATGAAGAACCACAAGACACGGATCGTATTCCAGAAACCTTAAATGAGTTTATAATAACTGCTTACAGAGACTTAATAATTCACGGAGTCTGCCCAGAGCAAGCACGTATGGTGTTGCCACAAAGCACCATGACTGAATGGTACTGGTCAGGTAGTCTTGACGCCCTTGCAGATATGTGTAACTTAAGGTGTAAGGGTGACACACAACTTGAGACTAGGCTAGTAGCTAATGACATCTGCAATAAGATGCTGGGTCTATTTCCTGTATCATGGAAAGCATTGAGAGGTATATGATGAATAAACGTATACCCATGAAGGGTGGTGATGAGTATGGTGGACTAACCAAAGCACGTAAGTTTTACATATGGAAAGCGGGGCAGTTAAAGAAGATCAAACGTGCTTACAACAAAAGGTTTCGTAAGCACAATAAGGAGATAAAAGATGAGTGATAAGATAGAAGTAGTAGACATAGTTGAGCATGACGATGGCAGTGCCACAGTTAAGGTGGACATGGCCCCAGAAGTCTTTTCTAAGATATTTAATGTAGGCTTTGTATCCTTAATTCTTAAGGGCATAGAGTCAGAGAAGGGAGATGAGCTATAATGATGGAGTTATCGCTCATTAGAACCCTACACGATCAGGAGTTCTTTGAAGATCACAAGGGTATCAAATGCCCTGACAAGTTATTCACTAAAGACATACGCAAGATCAAGCAGGTCTTGGACAACGCAATGGAGAAGTATGACCGCACCATATCCACATCAGAGCTAGAGGCTTTGTTCTTCTCTGAGTACAACACACTGACCACAGCTAACAAGGTTCTCTATGAGGGTCTGTTCTCCAAGCTACGCAAAGAGCAGCCTATGTCTAGGGATGTGGCGTCTGACGTTCTGTCTCGTATGTTTCAGCAGCATGTAGGGGAACAGGTGGCTAACTTAGGGTTTGACTACGTTAACGGTAAGCTTACCTCTCTTGAGCCACTACGTCAGGTGCTTGAGGCGCATGAGGATAACTTCATGCCTAACATGAATGTTGAGTGGGCTGACATTGACATAGACACAATCCTTGAGGCTGGTAACACACAGTCACAATGGAAGTGGAACATACCTAGCCTCGCCGGGCGCATAGAAGGCATCAGTAGTGGTCACTTTATTATCGTAGGCGCTAGACCTAACACAGGTAAGACAAGCTTCCATGCTTCTACTATAGCTTCACCTAGTGGCTTCGCTGAGCAGGGTGCTAAGTGTATGGTTCTGTGTAACGAGGAAGAGTATGTGCGTGTAGCGGAACGCTATCTGTGTGCTGCTGCCAGTATGGATACAGATGAGATCAAGTCTAACTATGCGTTAGCTGCTGCTCGTTACAAGAAGGTGCGTAATCAGATCAGTATGTTTGATAGCACAGGTAAAGACTTAGGTTGGGTTGAGAACATCATTAAGCATAGCAAGCCTGACATAGTAGTGCTTGACATGGGTGACAAGTTTGCTGTAAAGAGTAGTGACAAGTCAGATGTCTATCTAAAGGCGGCTGCTATCCATGCTCGTAACATAGCTAAGAAGTACAACTGTGCTATTATCTGGATGAGTCAGTTGTCAGCAGATGCACAAGATAAAGTATATCTGGATCAGTCAATGCTGGAAGGCAGTAAGACAGGCAAGGCAGCAGAGGCAGACCTTATGTTGTTGATAGCTAAGAACCAAGTTACTGAGGGTGATGATGAGGACAACCAGCGT